AGCTGTGATGTCACCTTGATCATTGTTAATCCAAGTAAAATCCAAATCGGTGCCTGATGTCTTAGATAAAATTTGACCAGTTGTGCCACCTAATAAATCAACAAAATCAGTATCGACCGCCTGACCAAATACCTCAAAATCCGCTGGCAAATCCGTGACCAAGTCTGTGGCCGTTGGCATCTGCCATCCAAAATTGCTTGTTGGATTGCTCATGTTTTCTCCTTACGCCACAATTGTGGCATTGATCCAATCCAGAGTTGGATTGACTGTGCTCCATTGTTCTACCACCGGCACATCATTCCATCGCATGGCTTGCAATGAGAATGAAATCGGTGAAACTATCATTGAAACGCTTACCTGATTATATCTTGCAGAAAATGTCCAGCCTTCAACAAAACCCAAGAAATCGCCGGAATTCATGTTGAGTGGCAGATTGGCTATATTGACCGGCATACCCATAAAAACATTGATGAGATCATCGCGATCGGCATCATCTAGCTCTGGGTTAGTCAGCTCGAATGTAATGTTGTTAAAATTGAAGCGTGGATAGGCTCTTAGCTCCAAATAGAAATCGGCCTGATCTTGAGCATCGGCTTGATGCTTGATGGTTGTTGTGAATATCTGTGCAAGCTGGCCATATAGGCCGACTGATGCAGAATCCACCGCGCTTACCTCATTTTGTGAATTTGTGTTGTATTTTAGCGTGATGGTGTTTCGCACATCACCGGCACGCGCTTGAATGCTTAAACCCGATGCCAAAGCTTCATTAGCCGTTAAATCCACATATCCGTTGGCAGCTAAATAAGTTGTGCGGTGAGTGCTGTCTGCATAAGAAATTTGACCTTGAGCGTTTTCGTAAATGTAACCCAATCCCGATGTGGCCAAAGCTGAAACAAGTGAATAAACATCGGTGACTGATGATGTTCTAGCTGCAAGCTCATAATTGCCCGGTTGGTCAATTTCTCCCAATCCGCTGTTTTCGGCATCTTGCCATTGAGTGGTTGGATCATAAGTGGCCCATGTTAAAGCTGCCGGCACTTCTTGCCATGATAAAAACAACACCTCTTTTAAAATGGTGTAAATCTGATCCCCATCAAAATCTTGCGATAAAACACCATCTGTCAAAGCCTTTGGCAATCTTGACAATGCGCCCAATGCGACAATTCTGATGCGTTGAGCATAATCCACGCTACCGACCTCAGCTACGGCAATGCCTACATCAACAACGGAACCGCCAAAGATTGGCACAAATGTAGCTGTAGAATCTTGCAATTCAATTGTCAGCGAATCATTGATTTCAATCAGCACATTTGATTGATCCAAATTGATTATTTCTAGGTTTGTATAACCGGCATTTGCTTGTTCGTAAATGTTAGTGCGCCCGCTTGTAATTGTCAAATTGGCCAAAATGGCTGTTTGATACTGAACGCCGCCAATAGTGACCCGCCATACAGGATTAAAAAGTGTCATAAAAACACCAAATTATTGGCTCCGTTTGTGCCTCTAAATGATGAATTGTTTAAAGCGTTTGTAGTTGCTCGGCTAAATGCCTCCTCATCAATGATTGATGGAGCATTAACATTAATAGTAACTGTTGGTTGCGCTGATGCGGCCATAATGCCTGCCAGCGTGTTTGTATTTACGCCGGATGTGCCAAACCTAAATGGTTGATTTGAAGCTGCCATAACACCTGCAAGAGTTGTTGTGCCACTTGTAAAAGTATCAAATGCACCAGCAACATCATCTATTACTTTTGTTACTTTTTTGGTCACGGCGGCTATACCGCTGGTGCTGCCTCCTGATGTTCCACCGCCAAGCGTTCCACCGCCAAGCGTTCCACCTCCGGTAACGCCTCCCGTAACGCCTCCTGTAACACCTCCACCCGTTGATCCGATACCGCCTGAAATTGCACCCGGCGCGCCTCCTGTTGCAAAACCACCAGTAGAACCACCAGTACCAATTTTCGAAATAGCTGAAATGTCTGCGCCCGGTTTTAGCAAATTAAAACCTTTAATTGCAATGTTTATTAAATCAATTGCTGTATTGACTAATCCTCGCAAAGCTCCAACAACATTTGCCATGATGTTCAAAACAACACTTGCAATGTCTCCGATAATGCTAAAAGCTTTACCAATTACAGTTCCAATAATCGGTGCGGCGGCCTTAATCACATCAAAGAAAGCTTGGAATTCATCCTTGTTTTCAATAACTGTGGCTTTTATTTTATCAAAAGCTGATTTAAAGCCTTCAAAAATAGGTTGCACAAAGCTTTTTATTCCATCTGCCAAAGTGTGCAATGTGCCGCTCATACCATCCGCATTTGAACCAAAAGCATCTGCTACTTGTTGGACAATGGGAATAACCTTTTCTGAAAACAAAGTTGCCAATTCTAAAACAACGGGCAAAAGTGCAGTTCCAATAGTGACTTTGGCGTTTTCTAATTGAGCTGTAAGAATGCGTGTTTTGTTGGCTAGGCCATCGCTGGTGCGCTCAAAATCGCCTTGTGCAGCTGATGTTTGCTGGTAAATAAGAGCTTGTGCCGCTAAAACCTTTTGTTGTGGTGTCAATGCGTTTTTGGTTGTGCTGACAATTCCCAATTCCAAAGCGGCTTGGCGCAAGGATGCATCATCAAGCAAAACGCCGTATGCACGCAATGGTTCGGCTTCACCGCGTAATGCTGAGCCAATTGCATTGATTGCTTGCTCGGGTGATGTGTTATTAAATGAAGCGAGATCGGAAGCTAATTGAACAAAACCTGTTGAAAAACCTGATAAATCCTTGCCGCTCAATCCGGCAGCTCGACCAAATGTGGCAAATGTTGCAGCTGCATCCAACGCTTGTTGCTTGGTCTGGCCTAAAGATGATGCTGCACTATCTGCAAATTTTTCAATGTCTTTGGCTGTGTCACCAAATAAAACATTAACCTTTGAAATTGTTTCACTTAAATCGCTGGCAGCTTTGACAGCATCTACGCCAATTTTTATTGCCATTGCTCCAGCGGCAGCGGCCACAGCGGCAAATGCCAAAGCCGCCTTTTTGCTAAAATCCCCAACTTTAGTGCCAAATGAATCAACCTCGGTTGTTGCGCCTTTAACGCCTTTTTTTAGTGAATCTAAATCAGCATCAAAGGTTACTGTGACTTTTGGAATTTTTGCCATCAATCTAGTCCGTTCGCTCTGATAAGTGTTTGAACCATTGCAATATATTCTTTTGCCACAACCGGCGTGTAAAAATCAACAGCTGGTGTTATCCAATAACCACTTGGATTTGCTGGAGCCTTGAATCTGTTTGTGTATCTTCGACCGGCTCTATCAATGCCGGGATGTGAGCCATATTCTGATCCCCATAAAAGAGTTCCAGCGGCAGCTCGTGATTGATTTGTGCGCTTGCCGCCTTTACCTGTTTTCCCGCCATACTTTCGGCCAACCTGTTTTGTGCCACCAATATCAACACGAATCAGCCGGTCGCGTGGTGTGGTGATTGAATCCGTAACCAATTTTGCTTGCGGTGTTGGAGAAACAAGGCCAAATTGCATCAATTGTCCGGCAAGCCGCTTTGACATTGTTTGAGCTTCGGTTCTGACTTGATCTTGGACTTCTTTTGGCAAGGCAGACAAAAGCCTAAATAGATTTTTTAATTCTAAAGGCTCGACAGTAAAAGAAAAGGTGCCGGTGTCTCTGGATGATTTAGTTGCCATTGCGCCTCCTCAAAATGTCATACACAGTAAAAACATCTTCCGCTGTTTGAAACTCTGATCGTGATAATCCTGTTTCAATGGCCAATTCCCAAATGATCCGGTTTATTGTTCCCGGCTCGTAACTTTTGGGTGTTCGGTTTCTCCAATGCTGATGTCAATCACAGTTTCGCACCAAACCTCAAATGGCTTAACAGTTTTACCGGCTGCCTCGCGCTTCATTGAGTGATACGCCAAAAACATTAAATCGGCAATTCCCAATTTCTCGGCTATTTGCTGAATTGTGTTTCCAGTTTTTTGTTCCCACTTCATAAATTCTGGTGGGAGAACGAGATAGGTTTCGTTCTCCCCCGTTACGAATTCAATTGTAACTTGTAGTTTCATGCTCCCGATTTCCTTTCTAGAGTGTTGGTGTAGTTACACAGGTGAATGCTAGTGAAACAGTCTGTGCATCCGGTGCTGTTCCACCCGCTGATGGGAAAATTGGCTGGACATCAAAATTGAACACCGATCCTGATGCAGCTGTAAAGACAACCGCCAATGGTGTGTTTGGTGCTGTGTCTGCCGCTGTCCAAAGTGCGTTGCACAATGAGCCACCAGCTGGCCAATCGGCAAGCATTTCAACAGCAAACGATCCTTGCGAATCAGTCGTAAAATACGCCTTGCCGTCCAAAGTTTGATATGTATTGATTGTTGAATCAATAGTTAGGATTGCGGATGTGGCCTGAGCATCATAAGTATCACCAGCAATGGTGAATGTGATATCTCTGCCGGTCACGATAGTTGTTGGCATGATTTCTCCTTAGTTGGTGTAGTAGGTGCTGACTTGTAAATCGGCAATGAGGTATTTACCCGCACCGACTTCCAATGATTGGGGTTGATTCACATCGCCGACTTCGTATCCATCGGGCATTGTGCTGATGATGTCAATCATCAATTGTTCGAGATTGTCCAAAGCCGCTGCGTTGTTCATATAAGCAACAACACCGGTGACAGTTAAATTGATTTTAACTTTAGTTGTTGCGCCGTTAATTAAAACGCTTTCCAGATACGGCGTTCCCGGGATTAAAACAATGCTTGGGCTTGTCATTGTCTCTGGAATGCCATTATAGACATTGGCCGCAATTGTTGAAAGCGTTGTTTGCAATGGTGTTCTGATGTCAGCTTCAATTGTCATTGGCACATTGCCTCAACATCCAAAAATGGCCCAAGCAACCCAACGACTCTGTTTGTAAGGCTTCGGCCTAAAATAAATGGTTGCGGCTGGAATGTGTCTGACATAATTTGATTGCCGGGAGCTGTAATGCTCTGAAAAATCTCAACCGAAACAACCAAAATTGCGTTCTCAATAGGTGGTGTGCTGGCATAAAGTTGCGCGGCTGATGCACCGGATAAAGTAGCCAATGCGCTTGGAATAAATGGCAATGGGTATGTGCGATCAGCCGCGGCTGTCGCAGCTGTAAATGTGTAAGGCTCAATACGATCATCGGTGACTGTGTAAGTGCCATTGTATGTTCCGGCCCCGGTAACAATGACAGACTGCCCCGGCACAAAATAATTTGGCCGAATTGTAGTGAAATAAATGACGGAATCACTTACATTGGCAAATGTCACCGATGATTGGTATTGCGTAAGTAAAGGCAAAATTGTTTGCTCAGCGGAATCTATAAAAGAATCAAGCTGTGCGTCAGAATATAAAGAAACCGAGACACCAAGAATGGATCGTAGCTGTGAGGCTGTGACTATTGCTGGCATCTCGGTTCCTTTCGTGTCAGTAGCGTTCGGGAGCGACCGCTACCGATTTTGATTTTTTAGTTATCAGGTCTGGTTCCATGCTGCGCCAAATGGAATCTTTGGAGCAATTGCTGCATAACCATAGTAAAGAATGTCGATGGTTCCATCGCTCTGAATTGCTGTGCGCAATGTAAAGCGTGGTGACTCATACCATGTCCAAGCATCTGGATTAACAACAACCATTGAAAAATCTCCAGTTGATGTTGTTGGGCCAGCGTTGCCAATGGATCGTGAAACAAAGAGATTAAGACCCGGTGAAACTACACCGCGCAATGAATCGCCTCTCACATTACCGGCTGCATTTGATGGTTGCGCTGCGTTGTATAGCGGTGCGCCATTGTCGTTATATCCCATAATGTTTGTCCATTGTCCAGGAGAAACAACGATGTTACGAGCAAAGCCAAGTGATGATGAATAAACAGCACCAGCGGCAGCTGATGTGTAACCCAAGAATCCGGTTGCTGTGTTTGCATTAACACCTGTTTGCTGACCTGCACCAGCAATTGTGCCAACGGCAAATTCATCAGTTACTTTTGCATAAGCAAATTCTAGATTTTGCAAAAGAGCTGTTAGATATTCTGGACGGCTGCGATCTATGAGTTCGACAGTTGAGATTGCACGGCCTTTGAATGATTGAACAGGTACGCTCAAAAATGTTGCTGATAGTGATGATTCAGTAACAGCTGCATTTTCTGCAACATTGGCAACAGTTGGTACAGCTGTGACCTTTGGAATTTCAAAAGTCATGCCTTCGCCCACAAGCGTTTCTCTGCTTAGCGCATCAATCATTCCACGATCAGCGTTAGCCAATGCGTTAATGATCTGTGTGCTTTGTGGTGTTGGAATCATGCCCGGTGCTGTGCTTGTTGTGTTATCTGCTGCCTTTACATATTGGCGTGAATCTTCGTCATGAAGAATTGTTGCTTTTAAATAATGCTCAAGGTATGTAACCTTATTGACGATTGGTGATCTTGGTGCTGTGTAATAGGCAGGTCGTGATGCCTGCACAGCCTCAGCTGGAGCCTCTACCGGTTCAACGGCAGGAGCGGTGTTTTCGGTAGTGTTATCCACTTTGTCTCCTTCATTTGGGTTTGTGTTATCTGCAACTATTTCAGTTTCAGAATCTTCTGATGCTGCTACCTCAGAAACGCGAGCTGAACGAACAGCCGGTTCGGTAACAAGTGCCACGCCTTTGAGCTGGCCATTTAAAACTTTCATTGTGCCATCTTTTTGCATTTCATAGTTATCAACGGCCAGTTCAATGCTGAAACCATCGCGCAATCCATCCATGGCCTCAACCAATGCATCGGTGCCGGCTGTGGTGTTAGCAATCTTGAAAGTCGCTGTCATTTCTTTGTCATTAACACTCATGGCAATGCTTTTTCCAATTCGGCGTGTGTTGTCATGCTCAAGGTTTAAAAAAACATCTTGAGGCACAATTGATCCACGGGCAAAAGTAACTTTGCCTGTGCTTGCATTTGCTTGCTCATTGAATGCAACTATGCGGCCGGTGATTGTCCGAGAATCGGAATCAGCTGCCGTGATTTCCATCGGTGTTGTTAGCTTCATGAGATCATATCCTCCATTTGTCTAATTTCATCGGTAGTGATTGCTCCGATGTCAAATAAAATCTTGTAAATCTCTGCACGCTCTTTTTCTGAGCCGCGTAGGTATGCCTTTAAATCAAATTCGACGCGCTGTGTTGATGGCGTAAAATCTGGCATTGAAAGCCGACTGGTCAAGCTGTTCATCAACGGAATCAGCGAGAAATCCAAAAGAGTTTGACGCGCCGTTTGGGCGTTTTGATAGGTCATGGATGATCCAGTCGGCGCATCAATAAAGTAAGCCGGAATGCCAACGGCACGGGCTAATTCTGTGGCAATTATTTCGCGTGCTGCGTTTAGGCCAATTTGCTCCGGTGTAAAACCAACAGTCTCCATTGTGATGTCCGCATTAAGGAATGCCGTTCCGCGATTTCTTCGCGCTGCCCCCCAAGCATCAAGCAATTTTGCAATGCGGTCAGCTGGTAATGCTGTGCCATTAGATTTCAAAACCATTGATGGTACAGGTTCGCGTGCATACATTGCAGCTGCTCGCTCAAGCTCTGCACCAGCTCTAATTGTGCGACCGGCTCGATTTAACAAACCTTCATCATTGCCATAAAACACAACAAGCGATCCAACGCCGTTATCTGGCACTTGCATTCCATCAACTGTGTAATACTCAATTTGGGTGCCTTTGTCATTCAAAAACACACCAACACGATTAGGAGCAACGCGCCACATTTCTCTTACTCTGAATGTGTCGGCAAAAAGCGACATTACTTGAAAATATGAAAATCCCGTGAATAATAAATCCTCGCACGCCCATACCCAACTGACAGCCCCCGGCACTCTACGATCTGGATCATCAATGACAATTGGCTGGTCAATG